CGGTGGCGGGCTGTCGATCTCATCGTGACCGAGGATTGGATCGAGTCCTACACCGACACGTACGCGGAGGCCACGGGGGGCATCTGGCGCGTACGCCCGGACTTCACCGGCAATCATCGCGTGAATCACGACATGCGCGGCATGGAGCGCGACGGCTGGTTTGGCCTGCTCACGAGTGGCGGCACGAGGATTTGGACTAGCAATGTCCGCGTGGAAGAGGTGGACGCCGCGGGACGCTATATTGGGGTCTATGCGAGTCAAAACGGGAACCGATATTGGGAAGTCGGCCAAGTTCAAGCGAAGCCGACCGGGAAATGCAACCCGCGCGCGCTTTTCGAGTTGAGCGGCCTCGTGTGGCTGTGTACGACAGGTAACGTCGGCAAGGCCACTGGCGATACCACGGTATTTGAACTGCGTGGCAAGTTCCGAGAAGAGCGCGCAGATAACCTCGCCCCTGCATTCTTCGTGGATTTTGCGACCGGGGTAGATAGCACAAACGTCGGCGGTTCGCAGGCGACCGCATTCCGCACGCTCAAGCACGCGCTGCAAGCGAGCCGTGTGACCTATGGCGCGCGGATCATGTTGTCTGCGGGTACGTCAGAAGACCCCGGTTTCAACACGATTGTTTACGACGACAACGCGACTCCGGCCGGCAATACAGCCCGGCACGTGCAAGTGAGCGGGCAGGGTGCGCGCGGCGCCGTGAAAACGCGCATTAATCTTCCTGGCACGCTTGGAATGCGTGGTACCAACAGCAAGTTGTGGAATGTCGAACTGACAGACCTGGAGCTCGTGCAGATCAACGGTGGGCCATCTCCGGCGCTACATGACTACTCGACCTCTGTGGCCGGCTCGGGCTGGGCCGTGCGAGATTGCGTAATCGGCGATATTGCGAACTCCATCAGCAGCTTGTGTCTATTCAATTCGACGGCGTTTACGTCGGTGCGCTCGCTGTTTTCAATCGCAGCAAACGGGACAAATCGCGCACTGCGCACAGAAAGCACTGGGACCGCAACGCTGTCGTCTTCGGTGTTCCGGGGTATCGTCGGACAGGGTGGCGCCAGCAAAATTCAAGCGCGACATTGCGAGTTTGGTAATGCAGGCACCGCAAACGCATTCCGAATCGAATCTACGTCCACCGTGCCACCCGTAATTGCAAATTGCACATTCAGCAGCGCGTCGCCTGCTGCGCCGATCCTGAACGAATCGGCGCAAACACTCACTAGTGCGGATATTTTTGGCTGCGCATACTCGACGCCGGGAGCGGTTGGAATCCCCGCACCACTACTGCCGGTGGCTGGGATCATGGACCGGGAGGAAGATTCGCTAACGCCGTTTGCGTGGAGTGCGCTTGCGGGAGTGGCGCAGCCGGCTGGCGTGTCGTGGGACTACTACGGCAATCCGTTCCGGGCACGCCCGGCAATTGGTGCGGTCGAGATTCCGCCGACGTTCTAATCCCCCTCGCGCTCTCGTCACGACGACACGCGTGCTGACCCGGCAGGCTCCGGGATGCCGAGACAATCGGCAGACGACGCCCGGCAATGCCGGGCGTTGTGCTGTCTGCGCCTCGCCCTCTTCTGCCCTGTGAGGGGTGCGCGTGGTTTGCGGGCCGCGCGATACCGTGCGCCCATGAGCCATTTCGATCCTCTCGACCTGCGCGGCCAGGAGCGCAAGAAAGCGAAAGCCGAGCAGCACGCGCGCTTCGTTTCGCAGCGCGACCGGGACGATTTCAAGTGGCTGATGGATGACAAGCGCGGGCGCCGGATCATGTGGCGCCTGCTGGAGCGCACCGGGGTGTTCCGCTCGAGCTTCACCGGGAACTCCGAGACGTTCTTCCTTGAGGGCCAGCGCAATGTCGGGCTGATGCTGATGGCACAGATCCACGACGCTTGCCCCGAGAAGTACACCGCAATGCTCGAGGAGCAAAAGCATGACGCAGGAAACGATGATGACGGATCAGCCGACAACGATCACTGAGGCGCCCGCATCGACCGAGGCCGTCCAGGTCGCACCCGAGGCGCAAGCCCCCGCGGTCCAGCCGGTCCAAGAGCAGCAGCAACAGCAGGGCGAAGGCCAGCAGACCGAGGAGCAGGTGCCCGAGCAATACGCCGACTTCGCGTTCGAGGAAGGCAAGGCGCTCGACATCGAGCTGGCGGACGACATCAAGGCCACCGCCAAGGAGCTGGGGCTCACGCAGTCGCAGGCGCAGAAGCTCGCCGACCTCGCGCTCAAGCGCACCGAGTCGGCGCAGTCGCAGCAGGCCGAGATGCTGGCGCAGGCGCGCGACGAGTGGGCCGGCCAGGCGAAAGCCGATAAGGAGTTCGGCGGCGATGCGATCGAGGCGAACCTCGCCACGGCTCGCAAGGCGCTCGACACCTTCGGCACGCCCGAACTGAAAGCGCTGCTCAACGAGTCCGGCCTGGGGAATCACCCGGAAGTGATCCGGTTTTTCTATCGGTCTGGCAAGGCAATCAGTGAAGACCGCGTGATCCGCGGCGGCGCAGCAGGCCAGCCGACGGACCCCGCAAAACGCATGTTCCCGAATCAGGCATAAGGAGCCGAAAACATGAGCGCACTCGCCGCTTCCCACCCGACGCTGCTGGACCTGGCCAAGCGCCTTGATCCGGACGGCAAGATCGACGTCATCGCCGAAATTCTCACGCAGGAAAACCCCATCCTCGAAGACATGAACTTCGTGGAGGGCAATCTGCCGACCGGCCACCGCACGACCATCCGCACCGGCCTGCCGACCCCGACCTGGCGCAAGCTGTACGGCGGCGTGCAGCCGACCAAGAGCAACACTGCGCAAGTCACCGACTCGTGCGGCATGCTCGAAGCCTACGCCGAGGTGGACAAGGCGCTGGCCGACCTCAACGGCAACACCGCCGCTTTCCGCCTGTCGGAAGATCGCGCGCACATCGAAGGCATGGCGCAGGAGCTCGCGTCGACCATCATCTACGGTAACGAGGGCGACCAGCCCGAGGCCTTCACCGGCCTGGCGCCGCGCTACAACAGCCTGAGCGCAGCCAACGCCGACAACATCGTGAGCGCGGGCGGCACCGGCTCCGACAACACCTCGATCTGGCTCGTGGTGTGGGGCGACCAGACCCTGTACGGCATCTATCCGAAGGGCTCGCGCGCTGGCCTGGACATGCAAGACAAGGGCCAGGTCACGATCGAGAACGTGGATGGTGCGGGCGGCCGGATGGAAGCGTACCGCACGCACTACCGCCACGATTGCGGCCTGACCGTGCGCGACTGGCGCTTTGCTGCGCGCGTCTGCAACATCGACGTGTCCGCCCTCACCTCCGACGGCACCGCGGCCGACCGCGCCGCCGCGCAAAAGGCGCTCATCAACTTCATGGTGCAGGCCTCCGAGCGCATCCCCAGCCTGTCGAAGGGCCGCGCCGTCTGGTACGTCAACCGCACCATCCGCGAGCAGCTTCGCCTGGGCATCCTCGAAAAGATCGCCGGCAACCTGGCCTGGGAAACCGTGTCGGGCAAGCGCGTGATGACCTTCGACGACATCCCGGTCAAGCGCCTCGACGCCATCAACAACACCGAAGCCCGCGTGGTCTAAGACAAGGAGCAACGACATGATTCTCGACGAGCGCAACGAATTTGCCGATGCCGTCGCCCTGAACACGGGCGCGGCCGGCAGCTACCTGATCGGCGACCAGATCGACCTGGGCGTTGCCCGCGACATCGGCAACGGCGAGCCGCTGCACCTGGTCATCACGGTCGACACCGAGATCGACGCAGGCGCGAGCGGCACCGTCCAGTTCCATCTGGCCTCGGACGCCACTGCGGCGATCGACCCTTCGACTGGCACCAAGCACCTGAGCACGCCGGTCTTCACTGTCGGCTCGGGCATCGCAGCCGGGACCGTGCTGTACGCCGGCCCGGTCCCGATGGAAGGCAACGCCTACGAGCGCTTCCTGGGCATCCTGCAGACCACGGGCGTGGCTGCTGTCACCGCCGGCAAGGTCAACGCTTTCCTGACCCACGACGTGGCGAAGTGGAAGGCCTACGCCGACGGCATCTGAGGACTGAGCCATGAAGGTACGCGCGATTAAGCAGGGGTTCTACGGCGGCGCTCGGCGCCGGGTGGGCGACGTTTTCGAGGCCGAGGACGGGGCGAAGGCCTCGTGGTTCGAGCCGGCGGAAGCGGCCGAGGCCGCCAAGCCGAAGCCCAAGGCAAAAGCCAAGGGCGGCGAGCCGACGACCTTCTCGGAGATCGCGCGCACCGACAGCGAGGCGCAGGCGCACAAGGGCGCCGACGATCTCGTCTAAGCCTTCTCCCTCCCGAAGTATGGGTTCCGGGGCGCGGCGGCAACGCCCGCCCCGTTTTTCTGATGGGGTCCGACCGTGGCCAGTGAAATCGACATCGTGAATCTCGCGCTTTCCCGGCTCGGCGACGACGCCACCGTGGCGAGCCTCTACCCGCCCGAGGGGTCTGCCCAAGCCGAGCACGCGGCGCGCTTCTACCCGGTGGCGCGCGACACCCTGCTCGAGATGCACCACTGGGGCTTCGCCACCAAGCGCGGCACGCTGGCCGAGTTCGCGGGCGACTACGGCTGCTGGGCCTACGCCTACGCGCTGCCGGGCGACGCCATCAAGATCCTCGACGTGTTCGCCGAGGGCGCAGGTGACGATTGCAGCGTGGCCAAGTACGAGCGCGAGGCGCTGCCCAACGGCGTGGGTGCGATCTACACCAACGAACCGGTGGCGACCGTGCGCTACATCGCGCGCATCACAGACACGACCAAGTTTTCTCCGCTCTTCGTCGATGCGCTGGCCTGGCTGCTGGCCTCCTACCTGGCTGGGCCGATTCTCAAGGGCGACGCCGGCATGGCGATGGCGCAGCGCGCGGCGCAGATGGCGCAGATGATGTTCGGGCGCGCGGCCGAGTCCGACGCCAACCAGCGGCGCATGAGCCCCGAGCACATGCCGGACTGGATCAGCGCCCGCGGCGCGCTGACCACGCTCAACACCTGGGGGCGCTGAGATGCCGAACATCCGCACCCTGCAGCGCTCGTTCGGTGGCGGTGTCGTCACGCCCGAGTTCTTCGGGCGAATCGACGATGTGAAATACCAGACCGGCCTGGCGCTCTGCCGCAACTTCATCGTGCTGCCGCACGGGCCGATTGCCAACCGCCCGGGCTGCGCCTTCGTGCGCGCGGTAAAGGACTCGACGAAGAAAACGCGCCTGATCCCTTTCACCTACTCGACCGACCAGACGATGGTGATCGAGCTCGGCG